TGCAAACTTGTCAAAAAACCAAATTCATAGAATGTATTTGGGACAAGCGGATTTGATGAATTGAAAATAGCGTTTGAGATGCTCATATTAGACACAACCACAGGGTGTTTAGAATCTATATATTGCTTTAAATACTCGTGCGCATTTTCGTCTGTATTGTGCGTTGTAATAGCATTATTGACCTGTTCAATCGTTGCCCACTTTTCTTCAGCAAGTTCCACGTAAAGCGTAGGAAGAAATGTCTCTGTTCCTGTTGTGTCTAAGTATTCTTTACTTAATTCTGAATCAAATAGTAACTTAATCCAGAAATTTTCTGATGGATTATTAATAAGCCATCCATTGTTCTCTCTGTACTTACCATAATTAGGTGGTTCAAACGCATCAAACCCAGCCTCAAAAACATCGTGATTATTACCATTCATCATAACAGAATTATATGTTGTAGAATTTTCCCCTGTTATTTTGAAGACAAATCCATTATCCGAGCCTCCTACTCTTTCAACAATAAAAGCTAATTCAGAATAGTAATCTCCATTTGGTTGAACTACATCTATATTATCGCATCTAATTACAGTCCCAGCAGGCAGAACTGTCCCTTCTGGGATGTCTATCAAATACACCCTTTTTTTGCCATCGCTTAATTTTTCTAAAATTTCCTCCAATCCTGTTATGGATGAAATTGGGTGCGTGTCAGGGGCATCTCTTTCTTTTAACTGATTATGTATTGATACGCCTTGTGGCCCACCGCCTTGCGGCTGCTCACCTGTAATAATTAAACTCATACTAATTCCCCCAGATTAATGAAACATCAAATTCTGTTTTTTTTATAACTGTGACAAGTTTCGGGTCGTATCCCTTTCTGAATAATACATCCTTTACAAGCATCCCATCTGCATTATTCACATCTAAAAATACATCTTCCCCCTCATTACAGATTAAAAAAGGCTCATTTTCAGGCAAGCTGAAATCTTTTTTATCTAAATCCGTTATTCGTCCCCAACTTCCAAATTGTAGAGACATTGTTTTTTCTGACCTTGTTTTCATATTTCAAAATATTTGTTTTTAATTGTTATCACAAAAATATATTTGTTTTTTCAATATGTGTATTATATACTCATTTTATTTATAGCTTTCAAATAAAAATTGTTCCTGTTACATAAATTATTCCATCAATATTAATAGCATCAATTTTCAAAACCTCATTTCTATCTGCTCTAAAAATACCTGTTTTCAATAATCTATTATTAAAATCTGCCATAATATCCCCATCTGTATATGATAGGATATAAGATTGCCAATTTCCCAATGGTATTCTTTCAAAATCAAAAGTGATATTGATTGAAGGTGGAAAAATTTGAATTGAAGGGTCTTGATTTAAAATATAAATATACCCATCTTTTGAATAATCTATATTAACTCTAAGTAAACCCGCCACATCATATTCAAGATGTTCGGTAGTAAAATTAATATATTGTTGTTGATTAATTTGTGTTTTCATATTATGCTTCTAATTTTTTTGGAAATGCCAATATTTCAATCCTATCTTTTGTAGTTGGTGTAAACCAATCTAATTCAAATTGGATTAAATATTCTGCTACACCTAAACTGTTTAGTTTTAATATCGTATAGTCTTTCCCTATACCACTTGTAAGAACCTGACCATTTATAGATACCATTTCGCTAAAATTATATTCATCTGAATAATTAGATGATGTAAAAAACAAAAAAGCCCTCATGCTGCCATTCCCCTCAAATGATTTTCTCACAACATTTACTGCGGCATCATTTTTAAGAACTACAATTCCATTGTCAACAGTAACAATCCCTGTCCCTGTTAATTGTTTAATAATTCTTCCTGATGTACCAGAAAACAAAACAATTGATTCGTTCACAGAATTAGGAATTGATGAAACAACAGCTCCTGTAAGATTTGCTTGTGCGACTACCCAATCATTAGCATTACTTATTGATGGATTTGATGTGCGCGCAAAAACAATATCTCCTGCCTCCAAAGTATCCCACGAAGGCTGTGTACCTGAATCAAAGATAATCATATCTCCTTTTGAAATTTCAGTTAATGGCATATTAGGTGGAGTCCCAAAAAATTCACTCCATAAATAAATACTAACAGCTCCTGTAATGTTTTCACTTACAACTTGGTTTATCCTATCATAAATTGCTTTTGCAGAGACTGCATATTGCAATGACTGCCATTGTAAAGAATCAGGGCTTGAAATAAAATCAGATTGATTAAATTTTCCATTTATTTGTGGCTGAATTGCAGATGTAACACCTTTAAGGTAGGATATTTCCGCATCCGTTAACGCTAACCCACCATTGGCTTCTAATTTGCGTGCCGGTATTGACCTGTCTGCCATAATTCTGTCAATTATAGATAGCGTGATTTTTTCTATCTGTCGTAAATCTAATTGTGTCATTTTATTATAATTTTTAATTTATACTAATTTTAATTGCTGTATATTTCTAAAATAGAGTTTACATAAGGAGAAAAAGAGAAAAAAATTTCTTTTTTGTCAGGCAGTAAAAAATAATCTTCCCATTTTTTTTGCTTCACCCCATTTAAAAAAATTTGCGTTTTCTTATTACACATTTCGCGCTCCACAACGAATCTGCAATTTTCCCCATCAATATCCCCATCAATAATTCTATTCACCTTAAACGTGCTATTTTGCAGTTCATTAATGAAATTATTCTCCGTATTATCTATTCTAACATTAATTTCTTTATTCTTTGTTACCGTGTTGTTTATTATTTTCTTTAGCGCCTCTGCCACAACTATTCCTGCTGCGGTGTCGTGCAAGTAATTGCTATTGTATTTGCTGTTTTTTTTATTAATAATATAACATTCTATAGTAGGAGAAAATCTGTCTGTAATATTATATTTTATAGATTTTATCCTTATAGGCATTTCAACAGTCTTAATATCATTAATATTTATATACCCTCCGAGCCTTATTTTTGGTGAAATATGCGCATAGTACTTACGAAAGAAAACACTATCAATATAAAATTTAATATCTGCTTTCTCATTGTGATTTTCGTGGAAGTACCGTATTGCTTCCTCTAACATTATAAATGAAGCGCCTGATTTATTCCCATAATTGCATATATAGTGCTGCGGCATCTTTATATCAAGTACGATGAATTTGTCCCATTTTTTTGGATAAAACTTGTCGTTCGGATACTCAATATCATCAACCGTAGCATTGCTCAGCCTAAATTCTCTTAATGGCTTTCCGTCTGAGTTTTTATGTTCGTATGTTGCTTCAAACTCTATACCTGACAACAATCCGTCTTGAAATACAACCTTTACAGATTCCCCATTCATACATAAGTTATCATAGTCCAAGTCTTCCGGAATGGTGGCATCATAAATATTCCAATACCATTTTTCTCCCTCTTTTACTTTATGTGCATCAAATACGGTGCTTGTATGACTTGGATAGATATGAGACAAGTCGATTTCTTCCTCTTTCGATATTGTTGGGAATACAAGATTTGGGGTTTGGATTTTAAAGCCTGTAAGTTCATATCGCTGGGACAAACATAATTCGCTATTGTTGAAAACAGACAGAATTGAATTATTGATTAGTACTTCAAACATTTTACCAATCATATTATACTTAACAGGACATATAATTCCACTGAAAGCCCCTGTAGTGAATTTTAATTGTAACAGTTCAGCAGTCTTTTTCCCTTCAAAATCATAGTTGTCAGGGATATTCCTGTCAAATAAATTTAATGTCTTAATTTGAGGAATATAAGGAACTACTACATTCGTTGAGAGGTCATTGAAAATATAAATAGTACCATTCCATCCGGAAATCAGAAATTTATATAAAACACGCCCTACATATAATTTATAGACTTTTGCTGAATCTAAGTTTGCTGAAAATTGATAGTTAAGAGTATGTATTCCGGCAACAAAAGGAGGCAAAGCGCCATATTGACGGATGCTCCTGCTAAAAATAGGATTTATCAAAGATCCATCTTCTCTATAGAACGGTATGTTTTCGCCCGTATTCACTACTATATCACTCCCCATTACAGCTATTGGACTGTCTACTGATTCTATGATATACAATAACAACCCAACAGAATTAAATCCTATAGGAATATCATGAAATCCATTTTTTAATTGTAAATTCATTTTAATATCAAAATTTACAACCCCCGATTCTTGTATCTTGAAAAAACTTAATTCTTCATTCTTTGTTACAAAATTAGTATGGATTATGCTTGGATCTTGTGCGTTAGCCTCTTTCAACGGCTTATTAGCATCAATATATACACATACTTGTTGTTTATCATTATTCACGGCAGCCTCTGTTATGATTCCATTATATTTATTTACAACTTCATACGTTAACGCGGTTTGCTGTAAAACAAAATTTCCTGTTCTATCAGTTAGGTACCTCTTTCCCTCATAATCTTTAATCTGAGACTTTGGCAATAATAATGTCTTGTTATTGTATTCTGCTGCATTTATGTTTCTGTCTCCGCCTCTTACCCACAACACATTAAATGCCTCATTCTCATCATACGCCACTTTTATTTCTTCCTTTATTCCCCCATCATAGCCATAAGCCAAATTTAGCGGGGTCTCTTTATTTTCCTCAATCCTGTTCAACTTAATAATTGCCGCTCCTGCTTGATAATAAATGTGCCATTCCGTATTAAATTCTTCAGCAATATACTGTAATGCTTCAAAGCAATTTAAGGCGTTGAAATATAACATCTTCTCAGGGACATCCAATTTGTCTTCTTCTCTTGTTGTCCACAAGTACTGTGTTTGATTCCTTAAATTAAGATTTTCAATTATTAGTCTAATAAAATCAATAGGAGTTCCAAACATGGAAAATGCCATTTGCCTCGAAAAAACATTGTATTCAGCAAGTGGCGCTCGCAAATCTACAAACTTGCAATTCTTCAATATCTGTATTCCACTATGAAAATTAACAGTGTATGCGTAATTTGTTGAATTTACCTTCGTAAATTCAGGCTCGGTAAGTAGATAATAGCGTCTCTCATTGCCATAAAAATCTATCTTAACATAAGAATTTTGAGGAATAGATAATAATTCTTCACTCGAAAACTTAACGCAAACAAAGTCATCGCTCATCAACTCCGTATAGAGATAACTGTCGTCAGTCTCTATTACTTCAATAAACTTAGTTTCTGTTTGATAAATTTTCATATCTATATGTTAAGGCGAAATTTTAAACGGTACATCAGCTCTATACGGCTGAGGAGACCTGATTTGATGAATCACAGATGATTTTTTTTGATAAATTTCGTTTCGGTTATTATCATTTTTTAAACTTTTTAAATACACTGTAATATTCTATTGCATTGTTATTTATATGTCGCCAAGCCAAACAAACCCTGAACGGCACAATATTTCCAAATATGCGCTTGGTTACACCGTCTATCTTTACGTCTCTGTACGCTACTAACCCAAGATTTAGGGAATAAAATATTCTCCCCATACTGTCAAAATCAACTTTATTGTTTTTCCCTGTAACCCTAAACATCTCTTGCGCTCCTTCAGGGCTCATTGTGGATGCAATATTCAATGATGACAGGCGCATATTTTCCGTCTTATTGTCGGTCACAAAATACATATACCGTGATGTTATGTTGTCAGCGGTAAAACCAAAAGGAACAAAATTAAAGTAAGAGCTCGTTTTAAGTTTTTCAGGCTTTATTTTGACATTTGTCCAAAATATCCTGTTTTCCAAATTTGCGACATTCTCACCTACCTGCTTTTGCTCATATTTAGAAGTTGAATCATCTACAAGCGTCCACTTCCTTCCTGTATCATATTTTTTTACTCCACTATTTTCATCTTCTCTTATTCTATTATACCTCTTATATCGAACAAGCGCTATCCTCACATCATCCCCTATCTCCTGTAACATCTCTTGTGAAATGTTGTTTATTTTATAATTAATGGTGCTTCCCTCAATTGCTATCTCTACATTCGGAACAACAGTATTCACAAGCCCTGTTGTTATTTCTTTTTTTATCCAATCTTTGAGCACCTCCATTCTTAGCTGTTGCGACTGTCCACCCTTTACAATCTTCGTAACCGAGTTATCTGGGCTTGTTGCCTGTGGTAATTCTGTTATTTTCTTTTTTCCCATTATATATAATTTACTTCAATAAAATCAAGTTCATCCTCTGTAGTAATATAATCGTCTGTATCTTCAGTTATTAACAAATAATCATCGTCAAGAATATATGCCAGTACAAGCACATTCAAAGAAAACTCAAACCATATCTTTGGCTCAAATGTAAACTCTTTCACAGAACATGATTTGAATAAAAAATAATAATAATTATCTTTGTCAACTAAATACATTGTCTTCTCTCCCGCTGTTGCTATTGCACGTTGGAAGGCACGATAATTGTTCCAAAACTGCGCTATGTTGTTGGCTCGCATTAGCAGATTTAATTTTATCTCTTTGCCCTCAAGTGTAACATCATTATCTGTATATACAACAGAATCCATTTTTGAATTTGTTTGCAACAGATGCTGCTTACCTTTCGGATTTTGTAATATAGAATCAATATTATTGCCAATTACCCTTATTCCATAATCAGATAAATTAACACCATTTATTTCAATGTTCCCTGCCGGCACAATATTAGGGCTGATTGGCAATTCAAGAGCTTCAGCCATTTGAAATTCGGGGGTGTTACTCGTTGGCTCTTCGCCATCTTCTTCAATTGGTTCTTCGGCATCTTCTTCCGGTTGAGTGCTTGTGCTGTATTTCACAGGGAAATCATCCGAAAACTCAACTGTTACATTTGTAAATGTATTACAATATTCAATTTTGCTTTCAGAAACATATCGTAACTTTTCTGTTATTCCTAAATCCAAAAAATCAAAAATGTGATACGATTTGTCCGATATTTTTTTAATGAAACTGTTGTATTTTTCAACATCCCCTAAGATGGCAAAGTTAATTTTAACGCTTTTATTTTTTAAATAAACTTCTGTCAAATCTGCCGTTATACCATTTATTTCCTTATAGTTAGAGTAGTTTACGTCTTTTGTGGCAGCATAGCAGGCGAGGTCTCTATACCCGCCAAGCGCGACAATCATTCCGTAATTGTCATAAGCATTAATACCGTCAATTAAAAAAATGCCGTTCATGGTTGTTGTTGTGCCGCGAAAATATAATTTATTTCTTATATGAGTATCATATACACATATTTTTATTATTTTTTTTGATATTATAAAAAGTGTTATTTTGTGCCGTTAGAAAATACGAAAGATGACTTTGATAAAATTCAGCGATATCAATAGCAAAATCGTTCCTATACGTGGGGATAATGTAATTATAGACTGCGATGTGGCATCCCTCTACGGTGTTGAGACAAGAGATATTAACAAGGCGGTTGCTAACAACCCCGATAAATTTCCAGATGGATATGTTTTTTTTCTTAGCAAAAAAGAGTTTGACAACTTGAAGTGGAAATTTTCCACATCAAGTTGGGGTGGAACACGTAAATTACCCAAAGCATTTACGGAAAAAGGGTTGTATATGCTGGCAACAATACTAAAAAGCCAACAGGCAACACAAACCACAATTGCTATTATAGAAGCATTTGCGCAAATAAGAAAATTACAAAAAACCGTTGCGGAATTATCAGAAACAAAAGATGAGTTTCAACAAAAAACACTTATGCAAAAAGGTGGGGAAATAATATCGGAATTGATAGGAGATAATTTAGAAACTTCCGACACTGAAACAAGTATAGAACTAAATTTTGCCGTATTAAAATTCAAACATACCGTTAAACGTAAAAAATAAATCATTATGAAAAAAATATTATTATTAATTATTATTGCATCCTTCTTATTATTTATTGGAGGATGCGAAAAATTCAGTAATTTGTATCCATTGACAGGTAAAACATTTACTTATTGGAGTGGTTATACTGGTCAAGACAACTTGATATCAAATTTTATGTTTGAAACCGATGGACATGTTACATGGAACTCTACAATTGGATACAAAACAAAAACTTTTGAACATTTGACTTATAAACAAAATGGAAGCAAATTAGAAATTTATACAGATAGAAATAAGCAATGGAAGAAAGAATCAAAAAATACAATAATGTTTACAGGTACTTACAGTAATTCAACTATTGTCTTTGATGAACTTTCAGGAATGGTACATAAATTAAATTAAACATATTAAAATCAAATGATTATAAAAAAAACATTTACAACACTATTAATAATTTTTGTTTATCTTGGAATTAATGCACAGGATATAATGATTACAAAGGATGGTCGAAAAATTTCTGCTAAAGTTGAAGAAATTGGCATTGAAGTAGTAAAATATAAAAAGGTTGATAATCAATCAGGACCTTCTTATTTGATGAATAAAAGTGATATTGCATCAATACTTTTTGAAAATGGAGATTTTGAAGTTTTTAAAGAAGAAATACAAAGAAAACCCATTAAACAAAAAAGTGTTACAAGTAATTATCAAAAAGCAAAAACACTTCGTAATGCAGGAATTGGATTAACATTTGGAGGCTTGGGAGTGGCAGTCGGAGGACTTGGATGCTACCTTGCTATGTCTCAAAATACTTATAAATATACTGCGCTACAAGCATACGGAATGTATAAGGGTGGAATAGCCATGATGGCAGTTGGATCATCTATATCCGTTGCAGGTATAATCTGTGCAGTAACTGGTGAAACAAGAATGAAAGGGAATGGAGGGTTTAGTTTGCTTGAAATAGACAAACTCAAACTCAATATGGATGTAGGTGTAAATAATTTTTGCTTAATATTACAATTTTAGTTATTGAATAATAAATAATTTTGGAAACTTATTAAGTTTTAATGGGTTCACACAAACCCCTTCGCCTTATCTCTTTTTTCCACAATTATATCTGCGCCCTTGCTCTCTACAAATACAACGGAGTAACCTGATGCAATAATCTTTACCTTTGCACCGTGCATTGCAATTACATGATACGATTTTTCTACGTTGTCGTAATTAAGAACTGCGTGAGAATTTCCAAACACTGCAACCTTTTCAACATTTGTACATGTAAAGTTTTTATCTACATATACATTATGTTTTTCAAGCTCTTTTTTGTCTATTTCTCTTAAATCTCCCAAATAAGGAAAGTTATTTTCTATACAAAACTCCCTGCCTTGTGGCGTGAACATAAGCGCAGCAAGCTGTTCAATTGTTTCTTTTCCGGTAATCTTTTCGCAATGTTCAATCCGTTTCAGTTTTTTATGAAATATTTTTGCGTCTTTATTCATTAATCTACTATTTTAACTTTAATTTTTCCACTATCAAGAATAGTGTGTACTTTCCCTATATCTTTCTCTACTCTCTCAAGTCTCCTCGTATTTGTATCTATATTTTCAAGCGATGTTAGCATTTTCCCTGTATTATCGGCAATAATTTGATTGCTGAATTTAATCTCCGCTGTTAGGACGCGCAAAACTCCAAAACTTGCATTTAACTCATTAGCGCTATCCTGTGTCATAGCGGCAAACCCTTTTTTTGCAGCAGACCTCTCACTTTTATCATTGAAGAGTTCATCATAGCCGCCATATTTACGCTCCATTTCATCTGTCGCGTTATCTATTAAATTATTAATAAACCCCCAATCTACAGGAATACCGTTTTCAATTGCATTTTTAATATGCTCTCTTACTTTTGTTGCAACAATCTCCAAATCGCTGTTCATCATTAATCTGACAGCCTCTTTTATCATATTTCGTACAACGTCTTTCATCGCTTTAGCCTTGTTCTCTCCTGCCCCCCAAGCATCTACATACGCTTTTGAAAAATTATTTATTGCACTCTTAACGTCTTCTCCGAAAATAACATCTACAGCCGCATCTCTTAAATCTTCTAAATTATTTTTATTCTCCTCTAAGATATTATCATATTCATCAATTGCATCTTGGTCTGGTTTCTTTTTTTCATTCTCAAGTTTTCGCTGCTCTTCAATTAATTTGGTCTGTTTTTCCAAATACTCTATTTGTTTTTCAATCAACTTACTTGCATCAGTTGAAAAAGCCTTTGAAATAGCTCTGTCTAATTTGTCGTATTCTTGTTTTAACTTATCAATACTTTTTTGGTGTTCTTCTATTTGTTTGGATAACTTTTCGTCATGCGCCTTAAATGCTTTTGTAATCCAACTTATTGCTTCACCTGCTGCTGCTGCTATCCCGCCCATTAGCCCGCCATTAGCAAAGCCGCTTGCCACATTCTGTACAGAACCTGCTATTTCGCCTACTACGCTTGCCGCTTTTCCTAATCCCTCATTTCCTGTTGCGTCTGCCAAATCTACAAGGGAGCTGCTTAACCCTGACAGCATTCCTGCTGCCTTAGCTGCCTCACCTGCTATCATTTTAATTCCGGCTGCCTTTAATAACGCCGCTTCGTTTTGCGCAATGTCTTTAAGTTTTTCATCAGTTGTATTTAAGGCAATATCTGCCATTACAGCCGATTGCTTTAACATATTAAATCCTGAAATTATTCCCGCCCCAAATCCGTTGCCTCCGCTATTTACTTCATTTTGTAAGTCAATAACCCTTTTGTATATGTTTTCAATGTCCTTGCCCGACCCTTTTATCTTTTCTGCATCTTCCATTGTAATACCTTCGGGAAGCTCTAAAGTTACACCATTTAGATAATCAATTAATTGCTTTGTAGATTCTATTATTTCATCAATACTTTCCTTTGTTCTATACGAAACATCTGAAAAAATATCAGTTAGTAATTCTGAATTTTGAAATATAGTATCTAATTCTTTATTTGTTACATCTTCTAACGCTTTTAAACGTGCATCCTCAATAGCGGCAATTAAAGATTCTTTTTCCTTATCGTCATAATTGCTTTTTTCAATTTTTTCTCTCTCTGCATTGAATTTTGTATTTATTTCTGTCTTTTGCTGCTCATACGACTTGTACTTGTTTAACAAATCACCATACAATTCATCTGATTCGGATTTTTCAAAATGTGTTTTTAATTCAATGTATATCTCTTTCGGGATTAAGTCATTTGCTAATGCGACTTCTAATGACTTATCTAAATCCTCATATTTTTCTTTTATTTTTTTTATGCGTATTTCTTCTTCAGTCAGCAATAAGTCTGTTAAATTCTCAACGTGCTTATTTCTTGCATCTTCTATCGCTTTATTCGCGGCTTCTTCGGCTTGTAAGCGCAAATCTGCATACCTCTTTTCATCTTCTTTGCTAAATAAACTCCCTGACGTATTTTTATGTTCTTTTTCTCTCTTATTATGTGCCTCTATCTGTTTTTGCTTATCAAATTCTATCTGGGCGAGTATTTTCTCTAATCCCTCTTCCTTAGCATCTATTATACCCTGCGCCACGTCCGCCTCGCCCTTACGCACAAGTTCTGCAATATCTTCATAGAGCTTCTTACGTGCTTCTATTTCGCTTTCATAGTCTTTTCCGGTGAGGGTTTTATAGTTAGCATAAACTGCACTTAGCTGTGCGTCCAATTTATTAATATCTACTATTTTGGTATCGGCATCTGATACCGTTTCATCTTTTCGGACTTCTGCTATCTCTTTTTTCAAACGTTTAATCTGTGCAACTAAGGCATTTACTTCCTCGCTTGTTTTTGCGATAACATCGGGGCGTAAGGTTGGCAATTTCAACTCAAAGTCTGCTTTTTCGCCTGCTTCAATAGATGATTTTAGATATTTCCCTGCTTCATCATTTGCGGCTTTTACCGCATCTTCCCACGCTTTTTTCTTTGAGGCAAGTTCAGCCTCAAATTTAGCATCAATATTTTTTAGTGTGTTTATATAGTCTTCTTTAACATCATCATCCCATTTTTCCTTGTCATCGCCAAATCCCCATTGAAATTTACTTGTCATATCCGCCTTCCTTTTATCTTTTTCTGCTCCCATACTTGCCAAGAACCCATCATACTCATCTTTTAACTTTGTAATGTTTTCAATCTCATTCTTATATATATTCGTTGCCTTATCCATATACGCGCTCGCCTGCGCCTTTAAAAGCATAGAATTGATAAAATTATCCTTATTGCTAATCAATAAATTCTCCGCATCTACAACGCTCTTAATAGACACGCCAAGCGCATCGAACGCCGCCTTATTGCTGTCAATGAATTTCTTCTTTTCTTCCAACGTGCTCAATTTTTGCCATTCAATAGCCAATCTGTTTACATCGGCAATATTTTTTGCAGTCATATCGGCAACGCTCTTTGCCATCTCATCAGTAGCCTTTTTTGCCTCACGCTGTTTTGAAATAAACTTTGTCAATGCGCTTATTGCCATCATTATAGCCCCAACACCAAAAGCCGTCAATGTAACCATCAATGCTTTTGCTGCCGCATTTGATATTCCGAGTGAAACGGACAATCCATTTACTGATGTCTTCCATAATGCTGTGGCTTTTGTTGCCGTGTGCATTCTAAATGCAGAGGTTTGATGTAAGGTGTTGGAAACAGATTGCAACCCCATAGTAATAGACATAGCCTGCTGTAATTGTGTTTGTATTTTAACCAACTTTTCATTGTCGGTTACAAACATTGACGACACTCCGCGAAATGCTGTAAATGCGCCCGATATGCCGGACATCATAGAGACCAACCCTTGTAATTGTGTTCCTGCCGTAGTTAGTGCCTTTTGCTCTTTACGAACCGCTGCATAAGCCAGCCCAACCTTTTTCAACTCCTCTTCTAATTGTTGGTACCTCTCATTCTCTTTATAGTTCTCTCCGTTTTCATTTGCGGCAATAACAATCTCACCCATCTCCTCTCTTAAAACCCGCATTTGTGTCATTAGCGTACCTGTAGTTTGAGTGTTTTTATTCTGTTGCTCTGATAGAAAACTATGAGCACTGCCAAGCACTTTTAACTTTGCTGTTTGCTCATCTAATTGTCCGTATGTATCTGCTAACTGCTTTTTTATCGGCTCTAATTGTTTTATTAGAAATGTGTCTTTGATATTCCCTGTATTTCGCAGCATCTCCTCTAATTTTGCTGCTGTTTTTTCTAATTCTTCAACTTTGCTTTTCTGTTCGTTAATTGCATCCCCAAATTCTTTAATAGAAGAAACACCTGTAACCCCTATGTTTTTTAAAGAGGCTTCAATTTTTTGCCACTGTGGAATGGCATCTTTCCCTATATTTGAAAGAATAGAAGTTGCCTTATTTGCATCATTATTGAGTTCGTCAGTTCCTAACCTCGCACCAAAAATAAGTTCGCCGCCATCAGATTTTGTCATAATTAAAATAACATTTTGTTTATCATTTGTTGATTTTCCTTGTCATCCGCATTTATCCTTTTCCCTTTCTTCTTCTTGTCGCTTGAATAGTTTGGAATGACAGCATTATACATGATCAAATTAGCATAACTCAACTCGTTCAAAACATAGTCAATAGACACTCTGTAATACTTGACAAAACTCGCTATTATAGCCCATACACTATCATTGTCTATTTCTTCTTTACTATCGCTATCTCTCTCAGGAAATTTATAATGCCTAAAAAAAAAGCAACATTTTGTAGTTCAAACAATTTGCCCATCAAACTGTGTATTTCTTCTATTGACAGGTTTTCTAATAAATACTTTGCCAACTCCTTTTGATTGTCAATTTCAATTTTCCAAAACAAATACTTTCTTTTAACTGTTTTTAAGTGCTTTTTACCCAAAATAAGTATTGCAACAATATCCCCTATGCTTTCACAAGCATTTGCATTATTTAGTACATAATACAATACATCATCATTGTTTTCGAGCGTCTTTATTTCAGGGAGAAATGAGATGTATTTTGACACCTCAATCATCGTTGCCGCTGTGGGTGGAGCAACATTATACTTTTTACTTCCTATATCTATTTTAACAGGATTTTGTAAAATAGTATCACTTGTTAATTCTTCAATTGTTTTATTCATTATTACAGAATTAAATTTAGATGTGAATGCAGGAATTGAACCTGCACCGCGAAAATATTAACCAATCTTTCGAGTGCTACCGTTACACCAAATCACTAATTGTTGTTACAGTTTATCCTCGTCAAAAATCTCACCATCAATGTGTCTTTTGACAATTTTTGAACCGTCATCAGGAGTTAGAGCATCGAATGTATATTCTATTCTTCCTCCATCTGCCGAAGACCATTTATCAACCACTGAAACGTTTGCTTTGTCAATTAAATATCCTTGAACCGTTATGTCTTCCGGCGTTAATCTAATTGCGTAATTGTCGAGAACAATACCGTCTATGTCTTCAATTGGCTTTTTGTCATCTTTTTTTGCAAATAGTTCAAATACAAGAGAATATTTGCTTTTCTTGTACATTGCATCTACCAAGCCACCACCTTCCTCTTTGGCTTCTTTTTTCTCGCCTTTTTCAGTGTTCATGTTTGTAGTATCTTCTACAGGAATAGGCAACTCTACCCATGCTCCTGGCGTAACACCTAATTTTTTAATTTCTAATTTGGGTTTCCCCCATGAAAGTACCATAATAAATTGTTTTTAAGTTGTTAATAATTTGTTTTCTAAGTTGTTAATAATTTTAATTCTAATCTTACAGATACAAAGTGCTGTTTAATTTCAGCATCTTCAACAGTTTGGATTGTGGAAAGCAGTTTGAATTTATACTCATCGTGTAGTAAGTTTGATACAAATTGGTTTAGTGCTAATTCCAACTGCTTACAGCGGGCAATATCCTTTTTTAACATCCCGCTTTTATCGTTGGATATATTTGGCACATAACAATTAATAGACACCCTTGATACCTGTATTTGGTCTGCCAAGCCGGATATAAACTTTATAACAATGTCTTCTTTTTTTGAATCAATAGGGCGCATTCCGAATTTATAAACGTCTCCGTTTATGATTGTTTTCAATACACTTGTGTTTACAAGCATAAAAACATCATCTTCAAATTGTTGTCCTGTTTTCAACATTATTATTTGTTTTTAATTCCAAGTTGTGATAACATCCGAGAAATTTCTCTTTCTGCTGTCATCTCTGCGCTGTCAAGTACATCGTATCCTTTATTGTGAACATACACGGCGTAATTCATTCCTGCAACAACAATCAAGGCTATTCCTGATTGGTATTTGTTTGCAACATCCTGCACAAATTGCTTGCCTTTTTCAACCCCTTCTTTGCCGTTTCCATCAGGCGTAGAGACATGTTCAAATCCTGCAAGTGTTACTACTTTCCCATCGCAAACAACAACATATCCGATAGAGCTTCTCAAATTGCCTGTTCTATCCGTATAACTTCCACCCTGTCGGGCAGCGTTTATACATCCTTCTCCTATAAAACACAAATGTTTTACAATCTCTGCTTTTTTGGCTTCAATTTTATCCACAATGAAACTCTTAATATCCTGCGTAGATGTTATTTGTCGAAATCCGTATTTTCCTGCCATTATACCAATATTTGAGTTGCTGATACCGCTTTGAGTTTTTTAGGTAAAACAAAGATAAAATCACCTATAAAATTTTCGTCATCGTCTAATAACATAACTACTCCATATTTTGGAAAATCTTGCATTTCAATTAAAATTTCATACGAAGATGCTATATAGATGTTTCCTTCATAACTTCTTTCAATTGCACTTTTCAATTGTCTAAAATTACAGGGAATAGGAGAACCGTAACCCCCCTCATATTTAACAGGGTTACCGTCAGCGTCAAGTCCGCCATCTATCGTTATCTTAACTGAAATACTGCCATTCTTGATAATCATAATCTGCTACCTTTGTATCCGTATTTTGTTTTTACGCAAAGAGGGTCATCATACTCTAAATAGATATCATTTGCCTCGTCTAAAAGATTCCTTTTATCCTCGTCTGTAAAAGAATAGGATATGCCGGCTTGTGATATGTTAGGCGCTGATTTAGCCAACCACCGAAGAATATCAGCATTTGAAAGCCGATATTCTTTCGATGATAGTTTTTCTTCTGTTGCTTCTTCATCTAATCCAATTCCTCTCTTAATTGCTATTGTAGCAATGGTAGGTTCAGGTATTGGATAGGCATTAATACCTTTTAGAGATTCGATTATTTTCATTACGCAATTCCGAGTATTTGTTTAAATTCTTCCTGTTGCGCATCGCTCAATGTTCCTATAACTTTGATAACGGTTGCATCAAGCATATTATTTGCAGCCTTTGCGCCTATCTTTTTCAGGGCAGCAACAACATCGGCTTTATCTAATTCTTCGCCGAACACGTTAATCTTGCCATCTCCCTCTTCTTCATCAGTATCAGGCTTAACGGTTTTTTGCGTGTCAAGTAAATAGATGTCGCCAACGTTTTCAAGCACAGGAATAGCCAAAGCCTCAGAAGCGGTAAATTCACGGTAAGGGTCAGTGTAGCTGAATTTCTTAGTTAAAATATAGTTTCCTACTTTTTGATAAGTTACGTTTGCTACTTTGTTTGCTTCCTCTACAAGAGTTCCATATACAACGTTCCCAACGTTTTCAGATGTCAAGAATACAACGGAATTATCTGCAAACGGTCTCACTACTGTTTGTTTTCCGTCTTTTTCATATCTAATAGCCCTGTCCACAACGATAAAGCTAACGCCAAATCTTTCTTTTATTAGGGCATCGAATTGAGTTGGAAGCGGAGTAATTAAATTTGCACCTGTAAAACCGATTGAGGCTGCAAACAGTTCTTTTGCTTCCTGAGAAGTACGCATTTGATTGTATGCCTTTTTTGTCAATACAATGGTTGTGATTGTTACGCCGTCATCGGTAGCTTTTGTCAAAACATTTTCCGTATCGGTTAACGGTTTCGAATCGGGGTTGCCCCAACGTATTGAAACGCCGAATTTGTTTTCATCTTTATAACCAAAGTCGGCTTGAATAGCAGTTCCTACATTTTCATCGTTAGGGACTACAAAGAATCCTTTTGAAAGGGCGAGTAAAAACATGTATTCAAGACGCTCGTAGATACCTGTGATAACTCTCGGCAAGTCTTCAAAAATGCGTTTTACTATTTCACCTTCTCCAATTCCTTGAGCCTGCATTGTCATAATGTCGCGCATCAATTTTTCGCCTTTAAACATCTTCATACCTATTTTAGGTACCTCTCCGCTTGCTCTTTTAAGCGAATCGCGTTTTTTCAACGGTAGCGGTGAATCCATTGCAACCACGTCAGCGGCTACAATTGATTGGCTTGTGCTTGCGGTTTCCCACAAGAGATTTACAGAAAATTTAGTTCCGAGCATTCGTTGAAACAAATATTTCGGATCTTCTTTTTTATCGTTGATAGTATTGTCAATTTGTGTTGCAATAGGTGCATACCAACGATTTACAATTTCGGGGAATAATGTTGTTCTTTCCATAGTTGTTAGTCTTTAGTGAATGTAATGTGTGTTAATGCTGCTTTTATTCCCGTAGTAACAGGATAAGGTGATGCCTCTTCGTTTACAGTTCCCTGTGTCATAATCCCAGCCATAGGCTTTGATGTGAGAATTGAAGCGACAACAACCCCTACATAAGAGTGATTTGCCGGAAGTGCGGCATAAACATCTCCTGAGATTGGCATGGGCTTATAAATATCATCATTGCTTTTGATGACAATATGCCCCGCACTGATAGTTTTTGGGTCAAATCCGGTAACGTCAAGAGAACGCCCACCCTCAATGCCAAAAATGTAATGCTTAATCACAATGGAGTCTAATGTAGTGTCCGCTGTGATTTTTTCGTTGTTTAAGTTTGTCATGTTTGTTTTTTTAAAGTTGTGATACTAATTTTTCCACCTCTTCTTTTGTCGGAGCGTTTCCTTGCGGTTTTCCCCCGCCTGCAGGTGGTGTGAATACAGCCCCTTTTGATGATAATTCAGCACTCATGTTTTCTACTTCCGTTGTCGTTTCTGTAATAAAGGTTTCAAAATCATCTTCCGACATGTCGGTTAATGGTATTCTCACATACGGTTTACGAAGTGTTTCCGGCAATTTGCTGATTACCGTTTCAAGTTTCTGTTTACGTGTTTCTGATACTTTTCCTGTCTCAATAGCGGAAATTCTTTCAAGTAAAGGCTTATTTGCTGCTGTTATTGCTGCGGTGATAGCCTCTAATGTTAGTTCTGCTTTTGCTCCGGTATTAGGTTGTATGGGTTCTTCTTTAGGTGCGCCCCCTAACTGTACCTTTAGCCCGTCTTTTAATCCGTGCGTTGTTTCATAATTTTGGATAGCCGTCTTCTGCGCCGTTTTCACAGCCTCGGTAACTCTACGGTCTGATTCCGCCTCAATGATTTGTTGAATGGTTACGGCTTCTACTGCCGCATCGGTTTGGTCTTCTTGTGTAACAGTCTTAGCCAATTTCTCAGCCATCCTGATAAGAAGCGCTTCGCTAACCCCTGTAAATTTAGTTTTCAGCAAAGCCAAAAGTTTGTCTTTCATAAAAAAGTAATATTTGTTAATACATGGTTGGTTCAGGTGGTTGAAGCCTGAATCCAAGTGCAAAAATATATTATTTTTCTAATATGTGTGTTTTGTACACATTTTTTTTATTTTAATTAAAAAAAACATGTTTTTAGTTTTATATTGTTTTTTATGTATTTTCGCGGTTGAAAAATGACATTGGGTGTACCACATTAGTGAAGCCCAGCGTGCCAAAGATGCCGTCCGAAAGGGCGGCATTGCTTTTTATTGATAGATAAATATATTTTCATTCACTATGTATATTATTTGTTCAAACCTATAATTTGTTTGTCCATTATACTTTTTTACACCATTTTGCAACCTTTCATAAGAGTATATCTTTTCATTTGGAAAATATACTATTGCCACTTTTGCCCATTTATCTCTTGCGTGATTTAATATTGATTTGACATTATTTTTCCCTTCTCCAAGAGATGTTCCAACCTCGAACCGTTTATCATTCCATAATCCATCTGCATAACGTTTACCCTTTGGGTCTCCTTTTTCTGCGCCTAAAATAACAGAATTGCCATGTTTAAATCCTATTTTCTGTATTTCTTTCTCATATTTGCCTTTATTTGGGTCAAAACTATGATCTATGTGTGTTGCTTTAAGTCCTCCATTCTCTTTGTTATAGGCAACATCAATATAATTTTTATCAGATTTTAATCTATTATACTCATTTAGATTTATTTGCTCTCTTGATAATACATACTTTTCATTATCCCTCAAAAAATAGGGCAATTTCCCGCGTTCTGCCGCCCTGTCAATCCTATCTTGATTTGATTATGATTTTTTTTATATTTTTGCGCCCATGAAAAAAGAATTATTAGATAAGGCATTAGAGTTAGCAAAACAAGAAAGAGGGTTTGATAGTGTAGAATTTTGTTGTAAGTGGGATAATTTTGATGTTTATTCTTGTTATTTTAGTGATGAAACTGAGCCATTATTTATCGGTCTCCCTCTTTTTATTCTCATAGATGAAAAAGAAAACATTGTAAGGGTTGCAACTGAAAAAGAATTTGATGTATTTGCAGATTTGATTCCGGATGATTGATTATCGTTATATTACAATACAATCTATAATATCTGTATTTATTAACAAATCATCAACACGCAAAATTTTTGCGCCATAATCAAGTCTTATTTTTTTACTTAAAACTTTAACCCAATCTTCTATTTTTCCTGTTTGTGGGTCATAAATACGCAAAGTTCCATCTGTAAGCCTTTCAGCAGTTAAGATGTGTCCCGATGATCCTTTCCCTTTATTCAGGAATTTGATGTGATAACGCCCTACATATTTTGTTAAATCTTTTAGATCATTATTCAAAACACTTATTGGCTTGTTTTTTAGTTTGTATTTGTCAAGATAAAATCCTCCTGCTTGTAATGATTTTGGTGCCTGTCCTGTTTTGGGGTCTATCCATGCCGATTCTGTATATTTTCCCAATTCGTACGGCACATTCCCTTGTTTCCTTACATATTCTTGCGCTGTTACATCAAACCCCCTTCTACGCAATTCATTTGCAACAACGCATGATTGACAGTTATTTTGATAGCCATAACCCTTTGAATAATTAACATTACCATATAATTCGTTTGCTTCTTCAAAACTCATTTCTTTTCCTTGTGCAATTCCTATTTTTTTACTTACCTCTGCATGATTTACGATTTGTTCATTTGTCAATGATGCGTTACGTTGCTTGCGTTCATCCCACCGTTTTTGAATATCTGCTTTTTGTTCGTCTGTTTTTACAGGATTTGCATTCATTTGTTCTTGAATTTCCTCTAAACTCCAAAACCTTTCATTATCCCTCAAAAAATAGGGCAATTTCCCGCGTTCTACTGCCTTATCAATACGTTCTTGGTTTGATTATGATTTTTTTATATTTTCGCGGCATTATTAAATCATCATTTAAAAATGAACAATAATATTGATATTTGCAAATATAGTTATGGCATTTTAAACATTGATGTCAAATGCAATCATCTACCAAACGACTTCTTTACGTATTACGATGATAATGGCAAAGAACGTCGCGGAATCTTTGATGAAAATAGTTTTTTTTCAGAAGAGGCTATTAAATGGCGTGATCGTCAGGATGAAATACGCGAAATGCTTTATTCAGATGAGCAAAAAATGTACTATGAAGCATGGTTGCAACATGGATACGAAAAAAATAGTTATATTTAATTAATTTCTATATTTCTTCTCTTTCAATAATTGTTTTTATTCCAGATTTGTAAATTTTGGTAATTCTATAAGCAGTTTCACTTTTCATTAAGCACTCTGTTTCTACAGCTTTGTAAAATGAACCATCAAAAAAACCTGTTTTTTAGTTTTATATTATATTTTATGTATTTTTGCCGATGAAATAATCTAAGTGTGCAAGATTAAAAGCAAGCGCATGAAGTGAGAATTAAAAAACTCATAGGTGTGTGCCGCAAGGTTCGCACCCGCAAGTTAAGCCGGAGCAATCCGGCTTTCCCATTTTAGAAAATATAGATAGATTTTCCCTTACCTGTAAAATAATATTTTCCATGAATATCTAATGTTTTTAAAAGTTCCAACTGTTCGTATATGCTTTTTGTTTCTTTTGTAAACTCGAAAATTACTAACTTTGCCCCTTGCTCATGTGTAGCCTTTTTTGCATAACTCAAAATATTATTATGACTCGAAGTTTGTTTTAAATCAGCGGAGACGCCATTCAAATATATGTCAAAACTTCCATCTGTCATTTTTAGATATTCTATTTTATATCCGTTTTGAGCCAAATTCATGCACATATTATATTCTTTATCATATTTCGCTTTTTCCCATTTATTAATATTCCCTTGTTCAATCCGTTGTTTATCTACAACTAAATAACCTCCACTTTTCTCATCAAAATATGACTTTTTCAATTCATCACCATAAGAATTGTATTTTGCAACATCTGCTTCATGTGCTAACGCCGCATTTACATACTTCTCATTATCCCTCAAAAAATAGGGCAATTTCCCGCGTTCTACTGCCTTATCAATCCTATCCCTATTATTCTCTACCCACTTCTTAAAATTGTCAGGCACATCCTTTATTTCGCCCTTATATATCGGCTTTTCGCCTCGCTTCATGCGCGCCTCATTCTCCCAATAGTCATCAGAGTTCATTAAAATGGAAGTAACAAAGCACAAGCACTGCGGATGCCATCCTGTAAACTTAAAATCCTTTGGATAATCGCCATGCAACTCATCGCAAATATCTTCTATGGGGTGATTGTTTGATAGTTGTATTTTTACGCCTAAGATGAAATCAAACTTTTTCCAACGTTCATAATCATTGGAGCGGTATGCTATGTTCGTTTCGGTTCGCGCTAATCGCATCGCATTCTTGTAACTCGACCTGTATATTCCTGCACCCGGATTATATGCTTTCGCTGCTTTTGAAAGATGCAATTGCCCATGTTCATCTCTTACACGTCTGAAAAGTTTATCCGGCTGTTGCAAATACTGTTTTATTGACCTCGCAATTTGTGGGGCGCTCATTCCGTCTCTTATCCCTAAATCTAACCCCATTTCAATCTCCTCTTTAAATTGATTGGTATATTTCCACACCCTATCAGATAGGTTTAATCCATTTATTTTTCTGTTAATAAATGCTTGCTGTGCCTGTAATGTATTGCTATAATATTGCCGTTGCTGCGCTTGTGTTAATTGTATCCCTGCAAAATAATGAGCCAACATATTGTCGTTTTTCTCATTGCTCAATGCAAACTCTTTTTTGATAAATCCTTTTAGTTTCTCATCTAAATCTTTCTGTAGTTTCTTTGTGAGGCTGTTTATCCTTGCTTTAGTCTGCGGATAATCTTTGAATGTAAATGGCTTTGATGGGTCAAAGTTTGAAACGTCAGCACCAATAGCGGCAGCCTCGCGTATTGCTAAATCATAGATTTTTTCAATTTCACGAGAATATTTTGCTGTATTATTTCTGTGCTGCAATTCAAACTTATCCATTATTCAGCCGCTTCAAAAACATCTCCCTTGCTCTCTTTTTGCAATAACTCCATTGTCTTTTTCACATCGCCAGACCACCCCAACTCTCTTACTGCTTCCTCAATAGGCAATATAGCCTTACCTGCTGTAAGAGCCATAATATTGTTAATTGTCTCTTTTTCGTCCGAAATGTTAAATGGGGTTATTAATGTTTCTATTTCAAGGCTGTCTATATCTTTACTCCATGCCGGCTGCATCTGCTTTAAAAACGCTTTGATTACATTTAACTCTCTATCAAACACCTCTAATAATCTACCACTTTCATCAATTACTTTGAGTTGCGAATCAATGAACATCATTTTTCTTGCCTCTCCGCTCATGGGGGTAGATTTCATGTTTTCATAACTCATGTCAGGAAGTTGCAGCGAAGAAAAATACTCGTTTTTCAATGAATCAATTTGATATTTTATGCTCTCTATTGCTTGCCCCCAAGTAACATATTTCATGTCGCTGCCTTGTGGAAACTGCATTACCGCCTTATGTTCCTTGTTTTCATCCTCTTCTTTTCCGTAATCTATTTGCTCATCAGCAAATACGGCAATTATTGGTTTGCTGTTTTTTCTAATATAGTTTCCGTTTCGGCTCAGCGTCCATTCCGTTTCATAGACAATATTAGATGTGTCTTCCCAAATAGGGGTTGAACGGTAACAGTATATTGCCGGTATCTTTCCAACTGTGTGCGGTTCGTTTATTTCTTCCGTTGTTTCACCTTTGAATGTTTTATATCTAATGTGTTTTTCAGCGGTATAGACATCTAAATATTCAGCGGTATCTTCTTTTATCTTCTTTGAATATCCGAAAGATAAAACAATCAAATCATCGTTTTCATCAAATATAGGATATATGCTATTGCCTTTCATTTGAGAATAGTTACGGCAGCGCAGTTTTAAATTGCTTTGAAAGCCATACAAGTTATTTTTGTCTTCTACGGAATACCATAGTGTTGCGAACTCACACCCTCCAAATAGCATATTCCCTCGCTCGATATTTAAACTGTCTATTCTGTTTTTTTTCAAAATAGCGTTAATAGCATCAGCAACTTGCTGCTCTCCATTATTCTTTGCTTTAAATACCCTCTTTACAGGAATGCCAAACGTTAATTCCGTCATTCTCCTCGCGGCTAATCGTTGCCAATCTAATGCTATTCTTGTTACTTCTACAAAGTTTCCGTCTTCGTCTGTATAGTCCCTATATTTAATTTTATCCATTACAGGATGTTCCTTCGGGTCATAGTCTTTTTTTAAAGTATTCCATTCAGGAATTTCAACTGTTTTTTGTTTGAGGTCATTAACAATCTCTTTGAGGGGTCTTCCCTCCTTAAAAATTTCTTTTAAAGTGGTCATAATCGTAATATTTGCGTTCATGGTTGTGGGTGCAAAAATACAAAAAAATGCGTATATGATACACGCTTAAAAATATTAATATGCTGCTGCTGCAATGCGGTTGCGGTCAATAGGTTTTTTCTGAATTTTGCCCATAATTTCTCCCATCACCCAATAGCGTATTGCATCGCAGATATGGTCTTGACTATCAATTGGTTCATTTTCAAATTTGCCTGTTTTTTCATTGAAAATCCATGTGTAATTTTTAAATTCCTTTATTGCATTTATACTGTGTTCTGTAATGTATATTTTATACCCTTGCATCACAAGTATTCCTGCTCTCTTACTTCCTGCCGGTTTTGAAACAGGAAATATTGGGATTCCTGCAAATCCTATTTCATCAATCAATCTGGGGTCTGCACTTTCCGACATTACTTTCATTACAGGGTGCGCCTTGTAAAATTTTATTATATCGGATGCCAACATGTGGGTTTTGTAACATAATTCATCAATATATAATGAGTTGGCAATAAATCCGCAATCTACAATAGCGGTAACATCGTTTGTGTATCCTAAATCCATTCCATATCCGCGTCTCTTAACCCATTCAGGTATCTCTTTCACAAGTTCGTAATGAGAAAATATAAGTCCTTCTAAAGTTGCTCTATTCCCAAGTCCGTATATTTCCCATTTTCTTTTATCTGCTGTTCCGTTTTTTTTATTTTCCTCTGTTGGTTCATAACTCAATATTTGCTTTCTTGAATTATTAGAAATAAATGGGTTGTCTAACATCGTAGAGTGAATAAAGCGCGTTTCCTCACGCTTGCAAATTTTATCGTAAATCCAATGTTCATCTGTGGATGGATTATAGTCTAATATGGCAAATCCGCTGCAACGTTGCATTAGTTGTGCATAATCTTCAAATGAAGCCTCTATTGCTTCATTAATCCAAAAGGCATCCGATTTCATTCCGTGAATCCGCTGCTCATCGTCAAGTCCCATAAACCAAAATTCAGTCCCCCACAAATTGTATATTCCTGCGCCTATTGATTTATTATGGCATCTCTTATCGTAAATACCATATTCCTTTAAAACATCTAAAAAGTCCTTTAATACGGTTGCGGTTAGCCATGTTGCTTTTAGCCGTGAAATAATGACTCTCTTGTTTTTACCCCTATTTTTATCGGCGTATGTTATCCAAAACTGAATTATTGAATGTGTCTTTGAACTACGCGAGCCTCCCTCTAAAACAAAAACATTGTACAATTTTGAATTATAAGCAGCATCGAGTTTTTGATATACGGAGGTGAAAATACCATTACGCGCCATTCTTTATTCTGTTTATCTCTTCTATGTCCTTTTGCGTTAATGGAGCGTTGGCAAAATTTAAAACGACATTGCCTGTTGCATTAATATCCTGTTCAGTTCTTTCTACATACCCACGTTTTTTGCCAATTGTCCGAAGAACGAATATTATTGCACTCTCACTTGGTTCTTTTATCCATCTTTTAAATATTTTCTTTCCATCTTCTTCTTTGTACAATGGTACTCCTTTTACAAGTGTTTGTAAATTGGTTTCCGCAATATCTAAAAATACCTCGCGGGAACTATTTACGGCTTCTTTATATTCAGGATATTTTTCACACCAATTATAAATTGTTAATCTTTCAACTCCAAATACTTGCGCAACACTTGCCAATATGCCATTTTTTGAAACGCAAACTTTTTGAAAATCTTCTAATTTAGGTAGTTTGTGGCTTTTTTTACTCATACGTGCGTTAAGCGTTTAATGTGGTTATTATTATATTCTTTCAATTTGTTCTGAAAATATTTCTCCTTTGATAAATCTTTCTCTTTTGTCATATCCAAAGCGTTGCATAAATGCTGCTTTTTGTGCGAAAGTATCGAATGAAAGCATTACATAGTTATCCATATTCTCTGCTTTTTCGTTTGATTTTTGTTTTATTTCATCTTTTATAGCCTTAATAGCCTCTTTTGATTGTTGTTTTTGTTTCATTTCATGTGAGTACATATTCTCAATATCATCCACTATATTTTTTTCTTCTTCTGTTTGAAAGAGATAATCTACTCCTATAATGTTTAAGTCTATTTCTGTTAATCCTGCATTAATGTAGTCTATTTCCGGTATTAATTCTGCGAGCAAATCATAATCCTGAGTGGTATTAGTTGAGGCTGCATCCATATATACGTTTTGCTCTTTTTCTGTCTTTTCGTCCATTTGCACAACTCCTACGCTAATTTGATAGTCTGTCTCTTGTGTGCCGTTGTAGTTATTATGTAAGTCAAACGCCATAATGCGCTTATGTCCTGATACAAGGTTTCCTGTTACCTCATTCCAAACAATGCCGCCTAAATATCCTACTCTTTTAAGATTTTTAAGTTGCTTTTTTATATTGTCTACTGAGTGTTTTTTGGGATTATACGGGGCAAATTTAATCTGTGTTCGCTTTATTGCCCTTATCTCTATTTGCTTTATTTCTGTTTTCATGGTCTATTAATATTTTTTCACTCATGGGAAACGCATCTATTATTTTTTTTAGGTCGTTTTTATAGTTCCTTTGTAAATAAAGAAAACACTCTATATTAAATCCGCATCCCCCTGAATGGTTTTGTGAATATCTTATTGGTTGTGGTATTTTGAAAAGTTTTATGTATGCTTCAATGTCTTTTTGCGTCCAATCAGATAAAGGATATACAAGTCCGTTGTTTTCATTGTTTTTGTACGTATTCAACATCAAACGTCTATTTAGGCTGTCTGCCTTTTTCATTCCTAAAAAAACATATTTTGCATTATGTTTCAATTTGACTGATTTTATTACATCATTTAATTTGCGAAGTTTTAAGTTTGGATATTTTGCTTCTGCCCATTTAATATATTTTTCAATATGCTCCAAGCCCTTGACAAAATACATAAACACACATATCACTTTATTAAATTTCTTTGAAAGCAAGTCAAGCAATACTAATGAATCTTTTCCAAACAAACAAAACAGTATAGCCGTATCAGTAGATTGTAAAATACGGTCTATACCGCTTTGGGTTTCATTAATTAAATTCATAATTATCCGGAACTCAGTCCAAACGCTGCGCGTAAGTCTCTGTAACGACCTTGTCTGGAAGTTGCTTGCCCTCTACTGTTACGGTATCTCACTCTTGAAACACCTGTAACTCTGTTAATTCGTTTTCTCATGGTTAAAAAGTTAATTGTTTATAAATGGTTGTTTATTTGTAGAGTTCTACCTCTAATATTTTCCCTAAACTATATTCTATTTCGTGCATAGAATATTCATCTTCCGTACCTTCTCCTATAATATATGGTTTCCCATGTTCGTCTATTATCTCGTATATTTCAGCACTCTCTACCTCTACTATTAAATATGGACGTTTGTCTGTATATGCGCCTGTCAATAATTTTAAAGCATCATATTTAACAGGTTCAATTCCCCACTCTGCATTATCAAACATTTCAGGCACTTCATCAAAATCTTTGTATCGCTCCCCATCAGGATAGGGTATTATAATACGCCCATATTTTGCAAAATTATTAGGGCGGACTTCTCTGTATTCTTGCTTCTTTGTGCCGGCAAGAATTTCATCGAAATATTTCTGTTTTATCGAAAGTGTTAAAATGTTCATCGTTCTAATTTGAGTGCAAAAATAATATTATTTTTAAAAACGTGTATCATTTACACGTTTTTTGTCTTTAAAATTCAATACAATTAGGTCTCATCTTCTGCAAAAAAACTTTGCCCTGCCTTTGTTCGTGCAAAAATATAGAACCCAACTGCCAAAGCAATAAGAAACGAACACATGATTATAGCACCCATAATAACTATATTTTAAAATATTGATTGATTTCCTTTTTTGTTAATGCACCTGAGTTAATTATAGTCTGTGTTATATTTTCCAAATCCTCGCTATCAACATCTCCTACATATCTGCACATATCATTATTTATCCACTCTGCCAAATCTCTTACAGGGTATTGGAAGGGATTATTACAGGAAACAAAGGAATCATGGTTAAGAAAATTATACTTTGCTCCTTTTATATTCACTTGAAGCCCTAAAAGAGTTTTATTTGAATAGAAATATTTAGGAAAATTTGAATTAATAAACACTGAACAAAAAAACATTTTTTCTCCCGAAACACCTGCAATAATAAAATACTTCTTATGTGTAATTCCTTCAAAATCTCCAATAAATACATTCCCTGCATTTAACGAGTGCATTGTCAATTCTCCTTTTCCTATTCCGCTAAATTCCATTTGCCGTAAGGTTTGACAGTATAGATTGTTCTGCTAAATAAGCAATATATTCTTCATCCCCACCAGCCTCTAAAATTATATCTTCAAACCTTATTTGCCTGTTAGGAGTAGTACTGTGCCACGCGTAATCATGTGATTTTTCTTTTATTGCATCCCAAGTCATATCTCCATACAACTCAATACATTTTTCCAAAAAAGTTTTATCTGATTTTGAAAGGCAATCTAAATCTGGCTGCATTAAAGGTACTAAAATATCCCACTCCGAAACAGCAAAATATTTTGAAAAATACCCATCGTCTTTAAAATATCCGTCCCCTCGTATTGACTTGAAAATATCGTAGATATTAGATGGAACGGGTCCGTCATTCATTGCAAAATACTTGTCTCCTGTAATAGTCCTCCCATAATTAACGAAGTGTTCCCTGTCGGCAAAATATAAGATTTTAAAGATTTTATGAAAGTCCTTTCTTGTCAATTTGTAAGCAATTAACAAAATAGCATTAATTGCCTTTTCCTTATTAAATTGCATTGTAATAGATTTCATAATATTTGATTATAATTTTTAAGATGGCAAAGATAACATTTTTATTCAATTATCTTTTGTTCTCTCAAAATTTTTGTTGCGCAATTCTCACGATGTAAGATATTGCAAGATTCTATTTGGTCGCATTGGCGGCATTTATCAGCCATAATACGCATTAAGGTATTAACTAATGGTATTGTACATTTTACGATTTCTATTTTTTCATATTGTACTGATTTTTATTGGTTAATAAATAAATTTAATTTTTTGAACGAGCGAAATTCTTGTTTTTCTGTATCAAAATAACAGAAAACAGTGTCGTTTTTCTTTCTCTCATCATTGCCGGTAAAGGCAGGCAATAACTTCTCATTTAGTGTTCCATACGCCTCGCGAAGGGGCATATCTACTTTTTGAAAGTAAAATTTAACAATTCCTTTTTGCATATTGATTTTGAGTTTGAATATTGCCCACGCCCTTTTTAACGCCTCTGAAAGGCTTATTCCGGCAATTCTGATGAAGCGGTGCGCTTCTCTGAAAATACTGCTTAAATCGTTTCTTTTTTGAGTGCTCATTGATTTATTTTTTATTGGTTAATGAATTTTTAATGTAGTTATTTAATCTGTTAGAAGCGCTGTTAAGGCTTATTTCAGCGGCTTTTACTCTGAATATATGATTATTCTTATACTCATAATTTGCAGTATCTAACAAGCCGTCAATTAAGGTAAATGTGGCATTGTCTATTTTAGCAGCATACTTATTCAATAATGCGAAAGTTGCTTCTAATTTTCTTTCAAATTCTTTGTTTACAGTTCTTTTCATTTTTTAGATTGTTTTATTTTTTAAATGGTTAAAAACTTATTATTAAATACCGCAACGCTACAATTAGCATATAAATAGGTCAATTCATTGAATAGTCTCTCACTTCTTAACATACTTTCTTTCGCTGCCTTAATATACTCAATGTTCTCTCTAATTATACACTCATCGGTCGTGTCGTGGTTGTTATTATTGATAATATAATCAATTGTCTCTTTCGCCTGCAATGCCTTGTGAAGCATTGTGCCGTGATGTTCTAATTTCATTTCGTAACTTTTCATTTTGTTTGGGTTTTTGTTTGTTAATGATGCGCAAAGATATATTAATTATGATTAGTCGCGACAATTCTAATAAAAATAATTGCATTTTTTCTTAAATGATTGATAGTGAGTTAAATAAAATTTCAACAAGGGGTGTTTTTTTGATTAAAATCGTTAAAATAAACAAAAAAACACTGTTTTTTATCTTACTTTCGCATGATTTTAGAAGGTTTTTTGCAATTTTTCGCAAATGATGAAAAAAAATGAAAAGCAAAAGGCGCAAAAATTTCAATTTTTACGCCCCTCGATTACATATATTCAAATGAAAATTGTACTATTTTAATGGTATATTCTCTCGCTCTAATTTCTCTAAAATTGCAGTCTCTATAAAAAGCGTTGCATTATCCATTTCTTTTAATGTTCGTAAAATATCCTGACTAAATTTCCACCCCTGACTAACTTTTTTTGTTCCATCTGAGCGTCCGGCAGGTCTTCCTGCTCCATCTCTCTTTCCACCTCGTTTTTTCTTTTCTTCCATAATTATTGTTTTTTGGGGTCGTGTATATCTACTTCCAATACGTCAATCCCTTTTAATGCTAAATATTTATCCCTAATTATAAGAGCAAATATAGGGTGATAATAGAATATTGTATTACCCTCATTATAGGCAAATTGCTTTAAAAAATTTATATCTTCATCACTTAAAAAAGCATCTATTTTTGTTGCTGCAACATACAAGCAATACTCCTGAATATCATAGGGGTTTTTATCACTTATATTCTTTTCCAAGTTTTCATATATCCTTTCCCAGTTTTTTTCAATAATATCTTTTGCATTTAATTGTTTTGCGATTTCTAACCCATCAGTTGTTAATGCTGTCGGACTGTACGATAACATTATTTGCGGCTTCCCTTTAATATAAAGATTAAAATTTTCTTTTAACATTCCAAGCTCTCCCTCTATAAATGAGAGTTTAATATTAACATTATCTATTTTTCCATCTAATTCATGTACTAATGCACAATGACCATCATTTTGCATACATGGCAAATTTTGCAAACGATAAATAAGATTGCTTAATTTCGTTTCAAACGTCCCAAATCTACTTCCCAAATAAAACATTCCCCCAAGTATTCCTGTGGAAACAATTAATCCTGTAATTTCTAAAATTGTCATAGCTCTTGATTTGGTTTGCAAAAATAAAATTATTTACTTCCACGCGGCAAAAATATTAATTTTTCATTATAAACTCTCCCCACTGCTCCGCCATCGCCTTTGCGACAAGTGGGTGAAATTTTGATTTTAGCTTTCATAATACCAACTATAAAAAATACAACTATTACACCTAAAATCTATCATAATATTGGCTTCAAAAGTGTTAATTTTACTATTTGATTTTTGTAGTCATCGCTTATAAAATCAAAATCCAAACAATTACTTTTTACAATTTCATCCTGCAATGTAAGAACAGCATCGTGCCTTAATTGTTTTATTGTCCTTAATTGTTTTGGTTTAAAAGTATCAGACACCTCAACAATTCTATCCTTAAAATCATCAAGTTCTTTTTGCAGCTCGTTCTTTTTGTTTTTAGAATCCTGCCATTGCTCTTTCCAGTATAAAGCATCCTGCTTTACTTTTTTGTTTACATCTGAAAGCCTAATTGCCCAGATAATAGATAATAACAACGCTGTTGCTATTAATAAAATTAAAAATAATGTTAATGTACTCATAATTATTTATTTAATAGGTTAGTAAATTTTTTTCCCATTTCACAACCCAATTCGCATAACTCTTCATCATTACAATATCCGTTAATTGTATAGCATGATTTTTTAAATGCCTCAATCGCCTTTTCTATCATTTCTCCCTCTGCAATTTCAGAAGCCCTATATGCAATACGAGCCTCACTACTGCCTAATTCTACTACTGTGTCAATGTACACTTTTGCTTTTTTACTTTTCATATCATATAATTTTTATCGTTACAATATACTTTTTCTTTGCCTTTTTGCATTCCATTATTTGTTTTATTTTGCATAGTTACGCGTTTGTCAATAGACTTTATTAACGGCACAAAGTCGGGGGCTTGGTACTCGCTCGCAAATGCAAGTTGTGGAAGACTCATAAAAAAGTCCCAAAATTTTTCGTGGTTAAAACTACCATCATGGTAGCTCCATTTTCTATAAGTTTCAGATTTATACGGAATATCAAAATAAACACAGTCGTATGGGGTGTAATCAATTTCGTAAATATCTTTGTTCGTAAAATTAATAGTCCTTTCCAGACTTTGCAGACTTTCCAGACTTTGCAGACTTTCCAGACTTTGCAGACTTTCCAGACTTT